GATGGATTGGCTAGCTATTTCCTTGATTATGCTCGCCCTGGCAATGTGTGCGCTGGACTGGATGCGCGAAAAACTAATCGAAAGGAATCAGCATGAAGAGCTTCGACGAGTTAACAGAGATGGGCGAGGACGAATTATCAGCGTATCTACGTGCAGAGACCGAAAGACTGATAGACGCCGCCGCACCGACAAACAAGCTGAGGATGCGGGCGATAAGTGCTCGATGCGCTATGATTCGCAGGACGCATAAAAATCCGTATGTAGCATGCATGTTAATTACAGGCATGATGCTAGACAAGGCCCAAGAGATGGGCGCGATGTGTGAGAGACTATAATGCCAGCAGGTAGGCCAACAGGCTACAGACCAGAATACGCGGAATCGCTAGATGAATACTTTAATGTGCCCGCATTTACAGAGGAAAGGGCGGACGATAAGAACGGAAACCCAGCGATTATACGTAAGCCATCGTCATTGCCAACACTAGCCGGATTCGCTTGTAAGATAGGCGTACACAGAGAAACACTGCTCAACTGGTCACACCAGCATAGGGAATTCTTCGACGCCCTAAAAAGAGCAAAGGACCACCAAGAGCGGATATTGGTAGAGAACGGCTTGATGGGTGGATACGATAAGACGTTCGCCATCTTCACAGCCAAGAACTTAATCGACTGGCGCGACAAAGTAGAAACAGAGCACAGCGGCCACATAACGATGACGCATGAACAAGCAATCTCAGAGCTTGAGTGACAGAGAGCGGGCCGTAAGGCTAAAGCTCCGCGACGACTTCGAGCACTACGCGAGTAAGTGTCTAAAGATACGCGACAAAGACGGAAAGATAGAGTCGTTTAGACTAAATCAGGCGCAGCGCTACATACATGGCAAGCTGCAAAAGCAGTTGGAAGAAACCGGAAAGATTCGGGCGATCATACTCAAAGGCAGGCAGCAAGGATGCAGCACTTACGTAGAGGGTCGGTTTTATTGGAAATCAACCCACCGCAAGGGCGTGCGTACATTCATTTTGACCCACGATGACTCGGCAACAAGCAACTTATTCGATATGGTTCAACGTTATCATGAGCATTGCCCAGAGCTAGTAAGACCCCAAACCGGCGCAGCTAATGCAAAAGAGCTTTATTTCTCAGGGCTAGATAGCGGTTACAAGGTCGGCACCGCAGGAAACAAAGCGGCAGGGCGTTCGAGTACGATTCAATACTTCCATGGCTCCGAGGTTGCTTACTGGCCCAATGCGGCGGACCATGCAGCAGGTGTCATGCAGGCCATACCAGGGTCTGAAGGTACGGAGGTTATTCTTGAATCAACAGCTTATGGCATGGGCAATCTGTTTCATACAATGTGGGTGTCGGCAGAGAATAAGGAATCCGATTTCGTCGCTATATTCGTGCCGTGGTTCTGGCAAGACGAATACCGGAAAGCATTACCGCCGACGTTCGAGCTAACCCGCGATGAAGAAGAATATAAGCACGCGCATAAGCTGGATGATGAGCAGATATGCTGGCGGCGTTTCAAAATTGCGGAGCTTTCCGCTGGCGGTGAAACTGGCGATTGGCGATTTAAGCAAGAGTACCCAGCTACAGCAGCCGAGGCGTTCCAGGCAAGCGGCCATGATTCGTTAATTGACAGTCGAAAAGTGCTGAAGGCGCGCAAGCACATAAGAATGGATACAGCGGGCCCGTTGATAATAGGCGTTGACCCTGCAAGATTCGGCCCTGATTGCTCAGCAATAGTCCGTAGAATAGGTGGCAGGGCATACAGTCCTGAAAAGCATCACGGCAAAGATACTATGGCGCTTGTCGGCATAGTAAAGCGCTGCATTGACGTAGAGCGCCCAACCAAGGTGTTTATTGATGTTGGCGGTATTGGCGCTGGCGTTTACGATAGGCTTATCGAGATGGGTTATGGACGCACAGTGAGCGCCGTTGATTTTGGCGGGTCGCCAATGAATAAGATTAAATATTACAATCGACGCGCAGAGATGTACGGGACAATGAGCGAATGGTTCGATCAGCCGACAGGGGCCAGCATTCCTGACGATGACGCATTGCATGCGGATTTGTGCGCAGCGGGGTATAAGTTTGACTCAAACGGCGCATTAGTAATCGAAAAAAAAGAGGACATTCGCAAGCGCATAGGCCGGAGTCCAGACTTAGCGGACGCGCTAGCTTTAACCTTTGCTGAACCTGTACGAGCGGCGTACAATGGCGGCATGCCGCAAGTGGCAGCGGGTTACGATTATTTTAATAGTTGAGGTGCATTATGGCTTTTGGTGATTTTGCTGACAGAATGACCAGCACAAAACGAATGAGGACCCAAGCCAATCCGTTTCATGTGTTTGATGCTAGAAGCTCCACAAGAAAGGCGGGGAAGGACCTGGATACTCTATTCGCAGGCGCTCCAGAGCCGGACCCAGTACCGGAATCGATAGGTAAGACGCTAGTTGCTCAAGATGGTGACGCGACAATAGCGCCAGTGGTTGATGAACAAAAGAAGAAAAAACCAGCATCTACAATATCAAGCTCGCAAGCATTAGGCAGAAAACGCACTGTTTTAGGAGGTTAAAATGTCATTTAGTAAGCCAAAAGCTCCACCGCCTGCACCACCACCACCAGTGGTTGATGAACAGCAACGCTCACAGATAGAGCGCGACGCTATGAAGCGCAGAAAGGGCCGCAGGGCTTCTATCTTTTCTCAGCAAGACGCGCCAACACAAACAGCGAAAACAACGCTATTAGGCGGTTAATATGGCTGACGCAACCGGCATTCTCAGGGGTTTTAACGAGCTGTTAAGCGGGAGAACCAATTTTGACACGCAATGGCAAGAAGTAGCCGAAAGGGTGTGGCCTGAGCGGTCGATGTTTACGACAGTTGAGCGCACGCAGGGCGATAAGAGAACCGAGTTCTTGTTTGACGCTACAGCTATGCTGGCCCTGCCAAAATTTGCGGCAGCTATAGATTCAATGATAACTCCAAGGACTCGACGCTGGCACAAGTTAACAGTGCCGGATGAGTCGCTGGCTGAGGATCACAGCGTAAAAACCTGGCTGGATATAGCTAACGAATCCCTATGGCGCGCTAGATACAGCCCTAAAGCCAATTTTGCAGGCCAGCAGTCAGAAGTTTATATGTCCATCGGCGCATTCGGTAACGGCATTATGTTCGTCGATGACGTGCTTGGCGTGGGTATTCGCTATAAGTCATGCCACCTTGGCGAGGTTTATTTTGCAGAGAACTGGTATGGCAAGGTAGACAAGGTTTATCGTAGATTCAAAATGTCTGCGCGCCAGATGTTGCAAGCGTTTGGCAAGGCGTGCGGACCTAAAGTTACAGCAGCAATGGAGCGAAGCCCAGAGAGTGAGTTCGCTGTAATTCATTGCGTAATGCCGAATGAAAACAAAGGCGGCTTATCCCGCTCTCGCATGGCGTTTTCATCAACATACGTATGCGAAGACGATAAAGCGATACTAAGCGAAGGCGGTTATCGCGTGATGCCGTACATCGTGTATAGGCACATAACGACACCAGGCGAGGTGTATGGTCGCGGTCCTGCCATGTCTGTATTGCCAGCGATTAAAACCGCCAACGAAATGAGCAAAACCCTTATTCGTGCCGGACATTTAATGACTCGTCCGCCATTGCTACTTACTTCTGATGGGGCATTAAACGCCTTTAGTTTGCGTCCTGACGCGCTTAACTTTGGGATGCTAGACCCGCAAGGGAACGAAATGGTTAAGCCGCTTAACATTCAGGCAGATGTGCGGTTTGGTGACGCATTGCTTGAGCGTGAGCGTGATGTTATTAACGACGCATTTCTGATTAACTTATTCCGCATTCTTGTTGACTCGCCAACCATGACAGCCACCGAGGCGATGATTCGCGCACAGGAAAAAGGGCAGCTACTCACTCCTACCATGGGACGCCACCAGTCAGAGGGGCTTGGCCCCATGCTTGAGCGTGAGATAGATATACTTGCGCACGCTGGAGCGCTGCCACCTATGCCCGAAGCATTGATAGAGGCGGGCGGCGAACTTGTCATTGAGTACACTGGCGAGCTTAACCGCATTCAACGCGCCGAGGATGGCGTAGCGATATTGCGCACATTCGAGCAGCTTGCTCCGATAGCACAGATTGATCCAAGCGTGTACGACATTTTCGATGCTAAGGCTGTAGTTCGGGAACTTTCGAGCATTAACGGCGTCCCTGCAAAAGTGTTGCGCAGCAAGGAAGCTATGGAGGAAATGGAAGAAAACAAACAACAACAGCAACAGGCCGCGCAAATGTTACAGGCCGCGCCCGTTGTTTCGTCTAGCATTAAGGACCTGATGGCAGCGCAACAGATGGCAGGACAGGCAGGCCAGAGCGTGATACCAGCATGAACGACATAGAAAAGCACATTAAGCGCGTACTGTTTAAACGCCAGTCATACCGGCGGTTATTTATGGATGGCGACAAACTAAAGCCCGATGCAGAAGTTGTCATGGCTGACCTGCTTAAATTTTGCCGGTTTCATCAATCCATTACCGTAGTGTCACCGATTTCACGACAAACCGACGTGCCCGCTTCATTCCAGGCGGAAGGTCGGCGCGAAGTGATAACGCGAATCATCGACCATATCAATGCAGATGATTCAGACTTGTACAACGCAGAGAGAAATAGCCATGAGTGAAGAAACAGGGTCGGTACAATCCGGCACCCCTACCCCAGCGGCGGGGACATCAAATTGGTATGATAGTATCCAAGACACGCAAATCAAAGAATGGGCGTCGGTCAAAGGCTTAAAATCGCCAGAGGCAGCAGCCCAAACAGCGTGGCACTTAGAAAAATTGCTAGGCGCAGACAAAGCAGGGCGCGGCGTTATATGGCCGAAAGATGAAACTGACGTTGATGGCTGGTCAGGCATTTACAACAAGCTAGGCCGACCAGAAAGCCCTGACGGCTACGGGTTAAGCGTGGAAGAAGGACAAGATGATTCATTCTTGAAAGCTATTACGCCTAAAATGCACGAGCTTGGACTAACAAAGAAGCAGGCGCAGGGTCTTGCGGATGTTAATAACCAATTCCTAGCCAAACACAATGAAGCTATCGAGAGTGAGTGGGCCGAGAAGTCCAACGAGCAGTTTGCCGCACTGCAAAAAGAGTGGGGTAATGACTTCGAGCGGAATGCTGAGATGGCTAAGCGCGCATTGAACTATGCAGGATTAACCAAAGATCAAGGTGTGGCTCTGGAACGGGCGCTCGGCGTGGACGTGGCTAGTAAAATGCTTTCATTCTTTGGTGCAAACTATGTTGAGCATGCAAGCCCTGGACACTTCAACACTGGCGGCGATAATACAGCAAGCGCCAGGGCGCGAATCTCAGACTTAAAACAGGATGCTGATTTTGCAAAGCGACTCTATAACGGGGACGCATCAGCTAAATCTGAATGGGATAAGCTGCATACAATTGCATATCCGCAATAAAAGAGTAAAATGAAGCATCAGACACCCGAAAGGCCTGGTGCTTTTACTCAAGCTGGCGAGCTTAAACGTAGATACGGCCCCGAAAGGACACGCCAATATCGAGAACCTTTTCCTAGTTTTCGTTGGAGGCATACACCATGTCCATCAATATACCTACCCACTTTGTACAGCAGTACACATCGAACATCGACCTTTTACTGCAGCAGCAAGGCTCTAAACTACGCAATTCAGTATCAGCCGGTACTTATGTTGGCAAGCAGGCTTCACCCGTAGACCAAATCGGTAAAATCGAAATGCAGTCTGTGACTAGCCGTTTCAGCCCTATGACGCGTGTTGATGCGCCAACAGATCGCCGTTGGGTTTTCCCGTCCGACTTCGATTTACCGCAGCTTATCGATTCTTTTGACAAACTTCGTTTAATCACAGACCCCAAATCAAGCTACGTTAGCAACGCTGTTATGGCCGCTGGTCGTCAGTTTGACCGTTTAATACTTTCAGCGATGACAGGCACAGCGAAAACCGGCGAGTCTGGCGGTACTTCTACTAGCTTCACATCAGGCAATGAAGTAACGGTATCCATCGGTGGCACGAACTCAACTTTGAACGTGGCGAAATTGCGCGCCGTTAAGAAGTTGATGATGGCTAACTTTGTTGACTTCGACATGGAAGAAGCCTTTGTGTGCTTAACCGCTGTCGATCACGATGCATTGCTTGGCGAAATCCAAGTAGTTAACCGTGATTACAATGATGGCGTTCCAGTTCTGAAAGATGGGAAGGTTATGTCTTTCATGGGCTTTAACTTCATTCACTGCGAATTGGCCGAGACTGTACTTGCTGGCACTAATAAAGTGACCTTGCCTGTATGGGTGAAATCTGGCATGCACTTGGGCGTATGGGGCGATATTCAAAACTCTATCGCTATTCGCGAAGACTTGCAGGGTCGTCCATGGCAGTTATATACACAGATGACCGCAGGCGCTACGCGCATCGAAGAAAACAAAGTGTATTCCATTGTTTCTTATCGCGCCTAATAGGGGGACTTAATCATGGCCGTTGATACCACTTTAAAATCTACCGCGATTACAAATCGCGAAGCCTCGCCCCGCGTTATCAATAACGTGGGCATTGGCGCACCTGGCATTGTTCGCGCAGTGCAAGGCTACTACGCAGCCGTACCAGCGTCTTTGTCTGCTACATCGGTGATCCGTATGTGTGAAATTGATGCGTTCGCAGTTGTGCATAGCATTACTTTCGCGTCCGCAGCTCAAACCGCTGGCAAGTTTGATATCGGTATTTATAAAACCAACGCTGACGGGGGCGCAGTAGTCGATCAAGACTTCTTCGCCACTGCCGTTGATTGCGCTTCCGCTGTCGTGTTGACTGACGAAACTAACGAGTCAACTACCAACACAATCGCAAAGCAGAATCAACCGCTATGGCAGGCGGCAGGAGTCTCTACCGCGCCAGCCCCTGGCACTAAGTACGATCTCGCGTTAACTGTTGTGACTACTGACGTCACCACCGGTCTAGGCGCTGTTGGCTTGAAAGCGTTATATAGTCTGTAAACGAAAGGGCGGGGGAACTCGCCCTTCTCTTAGGAGTTAATGAAATGGCTGACCGTTTCTATTCAGTAATTAAAGGCGAGCATTTACCGTATCAGGTAACGGAAGGCGCGAGCACTTCGAGCGAGGCTGTAGAGCTTCGTGTATCTGATAGTGTTTACGCCAGCAAAATCGACGTGATTCTTATGGTAAAAGCATTACAGGGCTACCTAGAAACCGTAGAAACCAACCCAATTGCGTGAGGTGATATATGGCTGTTAGAACCGCTACCGTCACCGATTTATATGATGGTGCGAAACTTGTAACGTGGACCGGTCTTTTAAATGGCGATACTGGCGAGGCGATTAGCTATCCAGGCCATTCCGACCGCTCCGTACAAATCTCAGGCACGTTTGGCGTCGGCGGTTCTGTAACCATTCAAGGCAGCAACATTGCTGGCGGCGCTGGTTCTTATATCGTGCTTACCGATCCACAAGGTAACGCGATTACAAAGACAGCGGCGGCAATTGAGATGGTGACGGAATTAACGCATTACATTCAACCTATCGTGACCGCTGGCGATGGCTCGACATCGCTAACCGTAAACCTTTTGATTCGTCGCTCGCAGCGCCCATAGGAGATAGCATGGCTAAGAAACCCGACGCGGTGAATTTTTCAGAGGCGATAACAACGCTAGAAAAGGGATACCGCCAGTTCAAAGCATTCGAGGGCGCTATGGAAGCCATCAACGGCTTGCGCAATGCTGAGCAAGTCGAGCGCGAAACCATGGAGCGCGTGAATAACCTTAAGATTGAGCAGGGCAAGATTGAAAAATCGATTGCCGACGCTAATACCGAGGTTGCGAAAATCGCGGCACAAGGCAAAGACGCAGCCGACAAAGCAAAGGCGAAGGCCGATAACATTGTTGTGGCGGCAAACAAGAAGCTAGACGAAGCCAATGCTTACAATGCGGCTAAAGTAGTTGAGGCTGATGCAATCATTAAGAACGCACAAGCGTTGGCAGCAGAAGCGAAAGCAGAGCGAGACGCGGCGCTGATTGAACTAGATAAGATTAACAAGCAAATCAACGAAGTGAAGGCGAAAGCAAAAGCTCTATTGGGTTAATCAAACGCAGGAAATAAGCCGTGACCATTACGCACAAATTTGTTAGTCCGGTAGTGGACGCTGGCGACCCTGATGAAGTTGGGCCGAACGAGTGGAACGATACGCACGACATAGATTACAACCAGCTATCCGCTACGTTAAACCTGCAAAACCTACCTACCGCAGCGCAAAAGGCT